AGCAAAGAAAAAATCACCATTACCAGATTGGTTAGAATTCACTAATTTAGGAAAATCATTATCAAAATAAGATGGCCAAAAAGAATAAGTTAAAAGAAGCTCCAATCGATTACAGTGACGATAGAAATTTAAGAATATCACCCGATATTGAAGCAAAATTAAAATCTCAAGAACACCCACTAGGAGGACACAAAGCTTTTCCAGATATAGACCAAGACGGTAAAGCAGATAATTTTGAAGAGTTAATCGCAACAAAAAGATTCCAAGACGTTATAGAAAAAATTAAATTAGCTACTGGACTAGAAATTGTGGACCAACAAAGTATGATGCAAATACAAGGTCAGATGATGGGAGCAGTTCAGAGAATGATGCAAATAGAATCTAGTAATATACCCGAATTACAAGAATTAGCTGTAAAGGTGGTTAAAGACCAAATGTCAATACCAGAAGGTGATTTACAATTTGACGCTAGAATTGAAAAGCCTGACTTTAGTGGGATGGACATGAAACCTAAAGAAAAGAAAAAAGAAGCACCTAAACAACAACAACCACAAATTGATGATGGTGGTGTACAGGCAAGGATGGAAAAACTTGACCTAGAGAAACAAAAAAGAAGGTTTATTAATTCACTAATTTCCGGTTCATCAAAGAAAGCTCATTATATGTATCATATGGTGTCTGAAGAATTAAACTCCATACATCCAGATTTAGTTGGTTTATACTCATTAGTTATGTCTGTTAATGATATAATGTATTGGATTATGCCTGATATGGATATGATGAGTGCTGATGGAGCTGAACAATCAATGGCTGGAAAGGAAGAGTTAGACTTAACAACAGACCCACCAACAATTAAAGCTACCGGAATGTTTTTCCCAGTTTTAGTACATGAGATATGGAAAGGCGTTATGGAATATATGTCAGCACACGGTTTACCATCTGACCCAGAATTTGCAGCTGAGGTAATGGATGATACAGATAATGTTGCTGGTGAGATTTGGGACCTAAGACTTGGACCTGTTATATGGGAAAAGTTCACGGAATCTTACCCAGAAAGTTTATTAGATAATAACGATATGGGAAGAATTAAAAATTACCTATACTTTAACATTATATCAATGGACGCAGAACCATTCTTAGCTTTAGCCAAAGAAATATTATCAGGTTCACAGAAAGGGAAAGACCAAGTAGAAAAAATAGTAAACGACATAATACAACAATTAAAAGATGAGGATTGGGAAGACGCTAGTGGTGAGACAGATACTACAGATACGTATGATATACCGGGATTTGAGGGTACAATGGATGCGTTAGATGACGCTTTAGATATACGACCAAAAGAAGGACCAAAAGCAATTGAATCACCTAAGGAGTATGATATGGATACATTATTAGATAAAATCGGTAAATCTGGAATGGACTCACTAACACAAGATGAAAAAGATTTTCTATACAGTATGTAATAATCAAAATATAGTATAAATAGAAAGTCTCTACAATGTGGGGACTTTTTTGGTTATATTTATAAGCAATGAATCAAGAAGAATTAATTAAAGAATATGCTAAGTGTTATGGTGACACAAGTTATGCTATTGAAACCTATTTAGAAACATACGACAATACACAGTCAAAATACGTACCATTTAAATTATTTCCAGAACAAGAAATGATGTTAAAGAATTTTGATGAGTATAGTGATAACATCACAAAGAAGTATAGACAAGCAGGTGTATCAACAGCAACAGCTGCTTGGGTATCAAAAACACTACAATTTGCTTCTAAGAAACGACCTGAGAAGATTCTTATTATTGCTAATAAATTAGATACAGCACAGGAATTTGCCAATAAAGTTAGAGGATTCCTAAATCAATGGCCTGACTGGATTAATGTTGGTTTCTCTAAGGAGAAGGACGCTCAAAAACACTTTAAACTTAACAATGGTTGTGAAGTGAAAGCGGTTGCAACATCTGTGGATGCACTTAGGGGATATACACCAACAGCACTTATATTTGATGAAGCTGCGTATATTGAAGCTGGCGAGGATTTTTGGGCAGCTTCAATGGCATCACTATCTACAGGGGGTAAGGTAATCGTAATATCAACACCGAATGGACACGATAAGATTTATTATGAAATTTATGAACAAGCTATTAAGGGATTAAATAACTTTCGTATATCAGAACTACATTGGTATAAAGACCCTAGATTCACCAAAGATTTATTTTGGGTTAAATGTAAGGATATCGTACAATACTTACTGAACCAAGAGGATTATGATGACAATCTAATTACACAAGAAACTAACCATGATAAATTTGACTACCTATTAGAGAATGGATACAAACCATGTTCAGATTGGTTTGAACAAATGGTTAAGAAACTTAAATATGATAGAAGGAAAGTTTCACAGGAACTTGAATGTGCATTTCTAGGGTCTGGTGATAACGTAATCCCAATGGAAACTATTGATAACATTAAAAAAACCCAGATAAAAGAACCTGAAGAAACTTTTATTGGTGGTCAGATGTGGGTTTGGAAAAAACCGATTGATGGTCACAGATATATACTAGGAGCTGATATAAGTAGGGGTGATTCAGAGGATTTTACATCAATAGTTATAATAGATTTTGATGAACGTGAACAAGTAGCTGAATACTTAGGTAAGATACCACCAGACTTGGCCGCAGACATTATTCATAAATGGGGTACAATGTATAAAGCTTTTGTGGTTGTAGATATTACAGGTGGTATGGGCATAGCTACAACAAGAAAATTACAAGAGTTAGGTTATAAAGATTTATATGTTGAGGGTATGAACACGGCCGATAAATGGAAGTACAATCCAAATGCTGGAACAAAAACACCAGGTTTAGCATTCAACAATAAAAGGACTCAAATAATATCAGCGTTTGAAGAAGGTCTGAGACACGAATTTATTGTACGTTCTAAACGACTACTTAATGAAATGTACACCTTTGTCTACCTGAATGGTAGACCAAATCATATGAAGGGCAAACATGATGACCTTATTATGGCAATGGCTATGGCGTTATATGTTGGTGAGAATTCATTCTCACAATTACAGAAAGCCGATAGTCTAACAAAAGCTATGCTTGACGGATGGACATCAGAAGCCAGTGACAACCCAAGTGTACAACCATCAACACCAATATTCGGTATTTCAGGTCGTAACGAAGTAGGTAGAGAACAATACAAAGAGAATAATTGGTTGTTTGGAGGTAAACGAAGAAGAGGTTAATAAAACCTATACTATTTATAAGATAATCACTATTATTAAGCATTATGGCAAAACTTACAATATATCAAAGATTGGGTAAAGTATTCGGAGCTGGTGGACCATCAGTACCAAAGAACACATTCCAACAATTTACAGCGAATTCAGATGAAATTCTAAGAACAACAAATAAGAGTGAATTCGACACAAAACAACTTGAAATGCAACAAGCTCTGTATATGGCTAATCAATGGCAGAGTGTCGATAATGAACTGTATACAAAATCAATTTATTACGAACCAACAAGACTAGCATCATATTATGATTACGAATCTATGGAGTTCACACCAGAGATTTCAGCAGCGTTAGACATTTATGCTGAAGAATGTTCAACGCCATCAGAACAAGGTCACACAATATCTATTTATTCTGAATCAGCAAGAATTAAAGGTATTCTAGCTGATTTATTTAACAATATATTAGATGTAAATACAAATCTACCAATGTGGATTAGAAATTGTTGTAAATATGGTGATAATTTTGTGTACCTTAAAATTGACCCAGAAAAAGGTGTTGTAGGATGTAACCAATTACCTAATATTGAGATGGAAAGAACCGAAGGTAATTCACATTTAAACCAAACAGATAACGATGATGATGACGCTCATAAGATTGAGTTTAAATGGAGAGAAAAAGATATAAAGTTTAATAACTGGGAGGTTGCACATTTTAGATTATTAGGTGATGATAGAAGATTGCCTTATGGTACTTCTATGTTAGAAAAAGCTAGACGTATTTGGAAACAGTTGTTATTAGCTGAGGACGCTATGTTGGTGTATAGAACATCTAGAGCTCCCGAAAGAAGGGTATTTAAAGTATTTGTAGGTAATATGGACGATAAGGATGTGGAAGCATACATCCAAAAGGTAGCCAATAAATTCAAAAGAGATATCGTCGTTGATTCAAATAATGGTAATGTTGATTTAAGAATGAACCAAATGGCTGTAGACCAAGACTATTTTATTCCGGTTAGAGACCCAGCAGCAGCAAGTCCTATAGAAACCTTACCTGGAGCAACAAATTTATCTGAAATTGCTGATATAGAATACATACAAAAGAAATTATTAGCGTCTTTAAGAATACCAAAAGCTTACTTAGGATTTGAGGAGGTTGTTGGTGAGGGTAAGAATCTAGCACTACTAGACATTAGATTCGCTAGAACTATTAATAGAATTCAAAAATGTATAATACAAGAATTAAATAAAATTGCTATAGTACACCTATACGTCCTAGGTTTTGAAGA